ACCTACCAATTCATACTTAATAATTTGCTTAGTACCCTCTTCTACTTTTGTCCCAACTTCAGGCGCACCATCGGGAGGACAAGCTTCTAACGCTGCTTTTGGTACTTCTGGTGCTGGAAGCGTTTCTGGCTCTTCGTATCGTTGAGTCTCTTCTTTCTCTGTATAAATAAGCTCTTCAGGTACGAAGTTCATCGCATCGTATGAAGGATATTGTGCATCGCACAGAATTAAATTTCCATCAGGATCATTAGTAACTAAGTTTTCATTTTCATTGGATCGTCTTGCTTCTACGCAGCCAGGAATATTAACAACAGGAAATCCCATAGGAACAACCACAGGAACATTAGGAGTTTTGATTGTCGGGGCGTTAATGATATAAGTTCTTACTGACTCAATCCCAATAGAATTGACTCCTATTCTGGGAATCTCTGTCAAAACTTAGGAATACTAAATCCACCAGCTTTTCCAGCTTTAGGTGCAGCAGTAGGAAGAACAGGACCAGATAATCCAGGTAGTTTCATAGAACCCATCACTTTTTCAATTGCTTTTTCTTGAAGCATCTTCTGGTTATCTTCATTAGTAATCCAGAGATAGCCAAAGGCACCGCTACCAAGAATCCCAACAGTAAGCAGAAAACTTAAAACTGCTAATCCGTCTAAAACTTTTCTGACCATTTAATAGAACAATGCTGTAGTTATTCTAAATCAAATAACTACTGTTCTTCGGTTACTACTTCAACTTCTTCTGAGTTGGCACCTTCTTCGGCGAACTGAATGCCACCTTCAAGTTGAAGAATTTGTCTCACAGTCTGATTAAGAGCAGCTTCAACTTGAGCTTTATATTTAAGCTTCTCTTCTAAAAGTTCTTTCCATTTTTCAAGTTGTTCAGACATATGTAGTTATTAATTACGTCTAAATATTAATCGAAAAAGTTAATTTGTAAAATGTATTGCTTACCAAGGCTTACCCATAGCAGTTGTTGGCGTAGCAAGAGCAGCATCAATAGCAGCTTCTACAGCAGCAACACCGTCAGAACCTAAAGCAGACTTAACCCATCCAATGCAAACGGAATCACTAAGGCTGTCAAAAGCAACAAAATCAGAAGGAAGACTAGAGGGCTTAACGAAAGTCACTTCACCTGTTTGTCTTGAGTCAGGAGCTTCTTTGTTGTCCGAATCATTGATTGCCTTGCAACGCCAAATAACACTATTGACATGACCATCAGATAAGTCACGCTCCATTGTGTTGACTTCCCAGACCTTGTTAATAGCCATTGAAAACACCTTTTTGAAATAGTTTAGCCGTTTTTAATAGTATAAGCTAAGAAAAACCGCCATTAGGAAGGCTTAGTAGGCCAAGTTACTGAACTCATGTCTAGATCGTAGTTAGAATTTAATTTTGGATCGGCTGTAGCTGGTAAATCTCTTAATTGCTGCCTATAAGTTGCCCACTTTGATTTTATTTCAGAAGATATATCATCATTTTGAGTCCAATCGGTATCTAATAACATATCGTCTCTAACCTCTCTTAATAATCTCATCGGTTCTGCTAAATCTAATTCGGAAATTTTCGCTTCAATTTCTTCTTTTGTCGGCTTTGTTTCATCCGTATTAAATAATATTAAATCTTCATAAGCATAAGGTTCTTCACAGTAGTAACTAACTTTCGGACGCAAAGAAGCAAAAGCTGAGAAAATATCATTTTTCATGGGCTAACCTCAAACAAAGTGATAGAAGACCGACCATTTTGGCTTGAATTTCCGGGTGATCGGTTTATATAAACATCATTTCCACAACCTGTCGCCCTTGCACATACTTGATAGGTATGCCACGTTCCACTACTGGAATTAGGATTGTCGAGAAAGAAGCCTGAATAGGTAGCCGAATCATGGTGATTAGAACTATTACTAGAACTATTTGCATGTTGTCTTTCGGTTCCTAGAAAATTATTTTCTTGAACCGTTCCATCTCTTTTAAAAGTTAAAGAACCATCACAATTTAAAAGTCCTGTGAATTGAATATGAACTAAGACTTTTCCGCCAGTAAACTTCATTTGTATATCTTTAGCGAAATTAGTTATGTTAGTCATTGATGAAGCACCGGCATTATAATAAACAGTTGTGTACCACTGATGTTGAACTTGCACGATGTTCATTGAGCCGTCAATTGCCATTAGCTAACCTCAGTTAAATTCATTCTATACTTTTTACCTGTTCTGTTATTGATCATAAAAATATTTTTATCACCCTCTTGTAAAGTCCAGTCTCCCCATGTTCCGTCAACGTCATTTGATCCACCTTCGTTAGATAAGTTAAGGTCATTAGTGTAAATATTTCGCCAACGATATGAAGATGAACCTAGATCGTAAGTATTACTTGATTCTGGGAAAAAATCTCCTGCACTAACATTCTTAGTGGCCTGTGTATAGAATTTTTGTGAGTTGTCGTAATAAAGAGAACAATGAGCATCTTTCTGTCCATATACTATTGCATGACCTTGAGCATCTAATAAATAAACTCTATTACTATCGTCTGCGTAAAGATAACCTCTAAGAGTTGATGTTCCTGTATATAACCTAAGATGAACGGCTCCACTTTCATCACTAACATTAACCCCATCGGCAGTGGTAGCAAGTTTTTTTAAGCCACTATAATATAATTCTACTTGAGCATTATTTATACAACTAATAGCATTTTCAACGCTTGTATTACCATCACCTGATCGTATATAAATATCTTTATTATAGGAATCTATATATAAATCACCAGCACCTTCATGTTTAATCAGGCTGTTCGTAGACGTATGGTAAATTTGCAAATCGTTATCCGAGCCCAGAATTAGTTTATTATTATCATTTGTGAAATAACTACCAGATACGACTATTCCTCCACTACCTGTTTGCAGCTTCTTTGAGCCGTCAAAATATAATTCTGTGGTGCTATCATCTTTAGCGGCAATCATTAATTCAGTGCCGTGTTTTAGATAGAAATCTTCTTCGACATATATCAACAAATTACCAGCCGTTGTTTTGCTAATAGTTGAATCGTTTCCTGAATGGGTCAGTTGTAAATCGTTATCACTACCAATCTTTAATACATGACTATCTTGTAATGTAATATCATCAGCCCTAAGTGTTCCATGTACATCACAGCCCCAACTAGTTGTTTCTATCTTTTTTGAATTATCAAAAAATAATTCTACTGATCCGTTATGTTTAGCCCAAATACTTTCTTCACCATAAGTAGCTTGGACAACAACATTTCCATCATGTCCATCAGTACCACCTATATATAAGTTACCTGTAGTGTTTCGAATAAAAGAGTGCGATGAGCTATGAAATAGACGAAGATCTTCACCACTTCCCAGTCTTATTTCTTTACCATCAAGTAGATAAAAATTATCATCTAGTTCAACACCATTTGATAGGGTTCTTAATTTCCTAACATTGTCAAAATATAATTCTGTGGCCGAATTTGTTTTAGCAACTAACGCATTTTCATTAGACCCACCATTAACTTGTAGATATATATTTCCTGTACTTCTATTAAATAAATTACCAGTCGAATTATTAATATATGAGTCTGTCCCATTGTGAAATAGTTTAAGGTCACTTCCAGAAGACCCTAATTGCAATTCTAAATCATCATTTAACCTTAAACTCCCCGTCATCGTTCCACCTGTTAGAGGTAACTTATTAGCTACTTGAGTCGCACCGCTATCAATAGTCCAAGTTGCTCCAGATGAACTAACGGTTATATCCCCCTTGTCTCCATCTGCAATTCCACCACCTCCAATCTCTTTTACCGTTCCAGAATCATTGATAAATAACTTTTGAGCCGAAGTGTCTATTGCAACCTCACCACTTGAAATATCACTCGTTGATGGAGTACTAGTTCCCCTCTTTAATTTAATTGTGTTAGCCATTTGAAGTACCTCCTATTTAGTGACGTTTAGTAAGTACCCCCATCAATTGTTATTCCGTCAATCGTTCCACCATCAATATTTACAGAAGTGTGAGCTTGAGTAGCCATTGAGCTAAGTCCTAGTGTTGTCCTGGCTGCTGCTGCGTCAGCATCATCAATAAGCGTTTTCCCGTATGCACTAAAGCCAAGATTTGTTAGCGCGGCAGTCGCTGTACTTGCCCCCGTTCCACCATGAGCAATAGCAACATCAGTTGCAGCCCATACACCAGTTCCAATCGTGCCAAGTGCTGTAAGACTTGAGTTGACAATGTTAGAGCCGAGAGTTGTACTGCTTAAGACTGAAGTTCCATTAATGTAATAAGCCTTACTCGAAGCAAGATCAATATGCTCAGAAGATGTCCAAGCATCAGTTGAGTTAACCCAATTCCAAGTCTTGTTGCCGTCGCCTGATTCAACGGTGATTCCTCCCCCATTAGCCGCCGAATCATTTGCTGCACCCTTCGCAAGATTTAAATTAATATCAGCTACGCTAACCGTCGTAGAATCCACAGTAGTAGTGGTTCCAGAAACGGTCAAATTTCCGCTTACGATTAAGTTTTGAGCGCAAGTAAAACTCTGAACAGTTGCCCCACTAAAATCTAATGTTCCTGTATATGTCTTATTACCTGAAATTGTCTGAGCACTTGTAAGAGTGCTGTAATAGCCGTCTCCACCAATAGCTTCAATAGACGTTGCGGAACCACCCGCACCACCTGTACCAGTTCCGTAGTAAAGAATATTACTGCCTTCTGCATAGGCTAGTTCTGCATTGGAAAGACTGGTAGGTGCTGAACTTCCAGTACTCCTTTTGATTCTTATAGTGTTAGCCATTAGAAGTTGCCACCATCAGTGAGAGTTGTTGTTGTCCACACGGCATCAGCTTTAAATTTCGCTGATGTCGAATCATAGTAGACTATACTTTCATTTATCTTAGCTGAATCATCGAGGTTTATACCTGGACCTTGTGGACCTGCACTAATAACCTCTACTGTTTGATTCTGATCATCAGAGACATTAACCTGATTAATCGACTCGGAAATCGTGACGCTCATTCTGTATATCCCTGCTGAACGTCTAATTGACCCGTAAGCCAATACTCAGTATTAGTTCCAACAGTACGTTTTAAATCGTAATAAGGAGCGTCAGGAAGAACAGTAGTTTGAGCTTCAGATAATGAAAGCGTTAACTGTCCATTAGGCGCATTAGTAATGCTGACTGTCATATCACAGTATTTTTTATTCCTCTCTTTATTCCAAACACTTGAGGTAAATGTACTGCCATTAAGGTTAATAGCACTACCAGTTGAATCTTTTAAAGTGATTGATTTTGTCCAATCAACCCTTCTATAGACCTTTGGCGAATACAAGCCAGGGATAACACCCATAACGTCTAGTAATTTGTGCTATTAGTCTAAAGCTTTACAGACGTATTGGAAGAAAGAACTACAAACTTGGTTTAAGCCGATAACCAAAACTAAACCGATCACAATTGCTTCCTGCACAGTGCCAAAAATAGGGTCTTTCACTTGAGACAGAAAAACGTCTAACCGTTAAACCTTTATCGTCATAATCGGTAATTACTTTATCTCCTTCTAAATACTTGAAAAATGACTTGTTCTGTTCAGAAGCATAAGTAATATAAACTCTTT